CTAACTCTTTCATCCACTTTTGATTTATAGCATTTTCTTTACCATATTTAATATATTCTTCTACACTCCATTTAAACTCTTCTAGTTCTCTTGTATTTAGTAGTTTCCTAGCTTCTAATAAAGATATTCCTTCATTTTTGGCAAATCTGTTGTACCATGCTAATATATCTTTTTCTATACTATTTATAGCTAGTTTATATTGCTTTTCTAATTCAAGATAATATTTTACACTTTTGTTATTTTGAGCTTCTTCTAATTGTTCAAATCTCTTTCTCCAATAATCATTATGTTTCATCTATGCCACCGTCTTGATTAGGAATTAAATCATCATATTCTTGTTGGCTATTTTCTTTTTTAATCTGTTTTTCTTCTTCCTCTGCATTATCTACAAGCGGATGATTTTTTAAATTAGTCTTTTCTGATATTATTCCAACACTCTTAGAGCATATCTCAGCTAGTTCTAAATCATTTTGAATCATATTCCTAGTCCAAGTTTGCAAAACCCTTTTAGGAGAATATCCTAAATGTCTACATATCATTCTTACTAGTTTAGCAAACCCTAATCTAAACTCTGTTTCCATAAGTCCTGCTTTTAATTCTAACAAAGTGTACAAGAATTTGAGTGCTACACCACTTGTATTGGCAAAGTTTTCGGGTTTAGGGTCAACACCTTGACCTTGGACATAGATTTGCTTTTCTGTTGTTTTAAGAAGTGAATCTCGAGCTTCAATTGGAATATTTATTGTAATTGTACTTAACCCACTCTTATCATCTGCACCACTACTTTGTAAATCAATAGTTTTATATTCTTTAAGTCCTTTTAAGAACTCTGTTAAGTCTGCACCTCCATAGTTCGTAAGAACGAAAATAACTTCTTGTATATCTTCAATATCATTCACAAAACCGCTATAAACCTTGTCATATACATCAATGAGGTGTTTAACATTATCTAAATCTCTTACCTCTAAATCATTGTTTAGAAATTCGATAAATGGAACTTCTCCAAAATTGTGTTTATATACATTAGTTTGAGTTTCAAGTTTATTATCTAAATTTTTCTCTATAAATTTATTAAGTATCTCCAATCCATTGATATTACTATTTCCATCTTTATTTTGATAAGTATAACAACATTCATCTGTCCAATACTCATAAATTACATATTCTTTTCCTTTATCATCAGTCTTTTTATATTCTCTAAGTACTGCAAGAAGCTTTCTGTTTAAATCTGATGAATATACTGCTCTTATTTGGCGAGGGTCTATATTAGCATATTGAAAGTTATTATTATCATCCACCCAAATATGTAACCATGCTTTAGAATATATACTAGCATTTTTGCCAAGTGTTTTAGCTTCTTTTGGGTATCTATCGCCTAAAATATCAGTTATCTTTGAATTTACTCTATCATCTCCAACATCAAATGTAGGTGGATAAGTAAACAGATATGATATTTTTTGGTTAACTAAAAAACCAAACCAATTAAATGGTATTCTATTATCTGCATTTCTTAGTGGATTATTAGTTGTATTTACTTTTCCAATATTATTAGGGCTTCTATCCCTTATAATGTCATTTTCATTTTTATAGTATTTTTCAGCTTCATCAGCTTTTTTAACAAAGTTACTATGTTTACTATTAGTTTGTTCAATTAACTTTTTTATTACATCTAATTCCAATTTATCACCTTCTTCCATTTGGTGTAAGTACTTTAATTCCTGTTCCTAAGGAATCTGTATAGATGGCATATCTAAGTGCGTCTAATACATCATCCCACTTTTTAATTGGCTCACCTGTATTTTTATTCCAAGCATACATAAAAATTTCTTTCCTGAATAAATTAACATTCTCATGAACTACAAATAAAGTATTAGTTTTAATTCTTTTAGCTACAGCTTCAACGCCAGACAATACAGCTTTATTAGCATTAAAAGCTTTTATACCATTTCTTTTAAATGCTGCCAAATGTTCGGGTCTAGCACTATCACAATAAAACTTTATATTTCCATACTTTTCTTTTATACTTTTAGCCTTATCTATCCAGTAATCTATTTCCTTATGTTGAGCTGAATGTTCTTCTAATAAATATAAGTTACCTTTATCATCTTCTCCAATTACAACAATAGCTCCAAAATGTTCATATCCCCAATCAACGCCTGCAAAGTATCTTACAAAATTAATATCATTTAATTTATCCTTAGAAATATAATGAATATCCTTATTAAAATCTTGATAAACTAATCCATCTGCTGACACCCATAAACCATTTATATCTCTGTCATAAAAAACGCCACTAGGAGTAGACTTCTTAATATTTGCTCTGTATCTTTCACTTAAAAATATATTATCATCTAATTTGTAATGAAAAGATTGAATAACCTTGCCATCTGTTTTATCTACAAAGTTAGTTTTTAACCAATGCTCTGGTTGGTCTGGGTTAGTATCTACAAGTATTCTAGCACCTTCTCCACTACATCTTGATTTGATTTCATTAAATACTTCTTCATTTGCAACTGTACCTTCATTTATGTATGCCCCAAACGAAGTCATACCTCTTATTCTGCCTAAATCATTTGTTTTTGAGTGTCCAAAGCAACATACTTGAACTCCAAACAATACAAATCTATTATGTTTGTCAAACTTAAACTCAATGTCATACTTATTTGTAAGCTCACTTAGTACATTTCTTTGTAAAGCTCCTAAATCTGCTCCTGCTAAGATGTATTGAGGAAGCTTAATACCTAGCTCATTAGCTATCTTTCTAACCCTTCTAAGTTCAAGTAAGAATAAATCATTGTCAATTATTGTTTTTCCTGTTCTTTTAGCACCATAATTAATTAGCATGAAGTAGTCATTATTCAAAGCAAAGTTAAGAACTTCAAGTTGTTTACTATGATATAATTCATCAATCATTTTTTATCACACTTTCGAGTTTATCAAAATATCTATCAAGTTTATCTTCTTTACTTTCTTGATTATTTATCTTTGATTTTAATACTTCTACTCTTGCTCTTTGCTCCTCTGTAGCTAAATTCCAATCCTTATGAATCATTTCATCATATTGTTTAATTAAACTCCTTAACTCACTCATTGCCCTACTCTGTGCATTAAGAAAAGATGCTTGCCTATCCCATGCAAATTGAAATTCATACTCTATCTTTTCACCATTTTCTGTGCTTTCATATTTCTTTAATTCTTTAACCATTTCTTCCTTGTCTTTAACATACATTATCTTTTGTGCTCTTATTATTGCTGCATATTGTATTGTTATCTGTTCCCAAAGAATATCAAATTTATCTTTATCCTTTATCTCATTAATTAAGTCTTGGGTTTCTTCAGGTAAGTATTTTGAGAAGAAACCAAATTTTTCAGCATTTTTATTACCTGGTGGACCAGTAGCGTTTTTATTACCTATGGGTGCACCTCTCTTTTTGGTTGCAACTTTTTTTGATTGGTTGCAACCTTTTTGTTTCCAGTATCTAGTTGCCCATGATTTTACAGTCGATAAACTTACATTATACTTTTCAGCTATTTCCTTGTACTTAAGCCCTTTTAAGTAATCTTCATGAGCTAAATCTGCCTTTTCATTCATACCACCACCTCGTTTGTTTGTCGTTTTGGGAACAAAAAAAGAACTCTGGTTAGAGTTCTTAATCTTTTAGAATTTACCATTAAACGCTTCATTTGCATTTTTATAAAATAACTTATATATTTCAGCAATTTTTTCTGGAGTTAAAGAAGCATTTTCCATATATGCTATTGTAAGCTCTGTAGCTACATCTGCAATTGTTCTTTGACAAGAAACACATATTTTTCCATCAGACATAATAGTCACCTCCTTATAAAGTATATAATTCAACTTCAAAGGTCAATATCCTTCAAAAACTATTCGACAACTACAAAATAATTCTAAATAATACACTTATTTAATTTATTATATAAAAAAAGACCATCCATCAAGACAGTCATTTAAATCATTTCTATTAACTCTTTAATCTTTTTATATACCTCTTTATAATTCATATCTTTATCTATTAGCTTAGGTAATTTCATAGATATAATTCTTTCGAGTGCTTGTATATCAAACAATTCACTTTGATTTAATTCATCCCTTTTCACACCTTTTGGTATACCTAATTTTTTTCTTACAAGTTCAGTAAAATGTTTATAATACATCTGAGGTTTATTACTTCCTTGACTAGTAGCATAATAAACAAACTCTTGTATTTCATCTGTAAAATCTTTTCTTACCTTTTTACCCTCTGCTCTTATATCCAGCCATTCTTGGTCTTTTTCTGTAGCAATGTAATAACCATGTATTCTAATTTGTTTAAGTGTTTGTGTAACCCATTTTGTAAATAACTTTGCTTCTGGTTTATTACTTCTAAATGACATATTGTACACAGCTTCTTCTGTAACAAAAGTAGTACCGAAGTTAGGTAATTTATCTTTAAAGTTTCTAGTGTAGGAATCTCCGACAGTAGACTCATTAAATTTCTTTTTATATTCTCTATCTATATTTCTTAATGTATCACGAATATTTACTATGCCTAGTTCCTCTCCTACGTCATTTGCATTAAACCAAACTTCTTCTCCATTTTTGGACCACATTACTTTTACATTTTTATCTTGTAAAATTTTCAACATACTACTACCTCCTAAATTAGTTATTAATAAAGGGTGCTCAACTTGAACACCCTTATTTTCTGTTATCAGAGTTACTGATATCTAAAACTTATTAAATTTTTGTATAAAAAAGACCTAGAAATTAATCTAAGCCTTTTTAATGGGGGATACATATTATTAAGGGAGCAAGTTCTAGGAATCGAACCTAGATTAAACCACTACCTGCATGGTGAGTGAGGTTACCAAGCCCCACCCGATTTTTTAGATTTCTGAATTAAGATACAAAACTGTATGAGATTTTAATCTTAATTCAAATACTTAATATAGTGTATCAATAGATTTTGAACATAGTTAGAATTGAACTAACAGCGTCCTCACGCCCTGCCTAGTCTGTTCATATTGCTAGATTAGCCCTTTAAACTAACCTAGCAATTATTTAGTTTTGAGAGGGAAATCTTTCATTTCCACAATATTATTATCTCATGGTTTTGCCAATAAAAAGTCTCACGATAGTCTCCAAAAAGTCTCAAAATAGTCTCATTTTTAAGCTTTCCATGAAAAAATAGGCAACTCAAACTCTTTTATTTTTGGATATAACATATCTATAATCTTACAAACTATCCTCTTTCTTATTCTAAAGCAATGACTTCTATCTATGTGCATAGCATTAGACATATAATCCATGTTTATCTTTTCATTGTTCATGTACATTTCATTGAAGAACTCTGTTTCAAAGCTATTTAGACTTGTTAATGCACATTCTATAGTTTCTTTTTCAATTTCTAATGTTTTCTTATCCTCTTTTAATCTATTTAAATCTTCTTCTCTCTTAATAACTTCATTTTCAACACTTGAACTTATATTATAAGTAGGTCCTGTTTTTTCTTCATAACTTTGAGCCTTACATCCACAAAATTCATTTTCTAATTTTTTAATATATATATCTTTTATTCTTATTTGACTTTCTAGTTTTTTATAGTTATATAATCTACCTTCAACCTCTTGAAATAGTGTCTTTTTATTCATACTTCCACACTCCCATCAATTTTTTATGTTTTTATGTTATAATAATATTTGTATATAAAAGTTTTATATTTTTGACAAGTGGAGTGTGAAAGCACTCCTTTTTTCTTTTTATTAACAGAAATTATCTTTTTCAAAGAAACTAATTTGATTTGTTTTTCTCTCAGATTTTATAATTCTGATTGATTCATCTATTAAGTTTAATGAATTAAGTAATACATCTTTCGGGATATCCTCCCATTTGTCAGCACCTAATGCCAATAGAGTTCTTTTCTTAACTAATTCAAATTCTTCATTAACTTTTGATATACCTAGTCTTTCTTTTATATAAGAAGATATATCATATTTAGTTTTAGAGGTTGGTCTATAATATTCTGAACACTCTTTTTTAAGTTGCTCTATTTGGATATTATGTTTAACTTCCATCTTAAGTAATGATTCATTCACAATAGTATTAATTTGACTAAGCTGTGAATTTGATAAGGTTCTATTTAGTAACTTTTCTAATCTTATAAAATATCTTCTTATTTCTCTTCCTTTATTATTGTTTTGTACCATAGCAAGTTCTTTTGCTACATCAAGCTTCAATACATATTCTTTTGAAGGTCTCCCTCCAGTTGAGTTTTTCATATTTTTGTGAAAAACTGAATAATCCTCATTTTCCTTAAATCCATATTGTTTAATTCTATCTTCAATCCAGTCTATAAACTGTCTCTTAACTTCTAAGTTATTATGTAGTTCTCTTGCAAAAACTATTTTCTCTCCTGTATCAGTTTCATAAACTGTAACTAAATCATCTGCTACAACTCTTAAATTTTCATTTGTCATAATCTCATTCATATTTATAGTCCTCCTTAAATAATATCTTCTAATATAACCTCAACCCTTGGCTTATCACTATAGTATTTACTAGCTACAACCTCAACAATCTGTGTATCATCTTTATAAGCTATCTCATTTAGTGAATCAGCTATAATCTTAACCACATTATCAATATCGGGTTTCTTGCTAGGTCTTAACACATTATTTCTTTTCTGCTCTTTAACTTTTTTACTGTTACTTTTAGCTATAGAATAGTAACATCTTAAAGTCATTTTTATATAACCTTCAAAGTAATGTTTAACTTTAGATTGATATAGCCATTTTATTAGGTCCTCGTAATTTTTAGTTTTATTAGGTGTATAGGTCCTTTTAGTTATAGAGTTCATTCTAGGTCTTTCTTTGCCAACTGGCTCTCCATCTATTACAAGAAAAACTTTCATTTTTTCACCTTCTTAGCCTTCTTTCTACATTCCTTACAACAATAAACATCCTTAGATTTTTCCTCAAGATAAAATAATTTGCCACACCAACTGCATCTTCTTCGTTTCATAAACTCACTTCCTAGTCACAAAACATTTATTTTATTCCTAAAACAACATACCCATCTTGCAGATAATTGCTATTATCAAGTAAATAAGTAATTTCTTTGCGTATCTCAAGACCTGTGTATTTTTCTCCATCAAATTCCTGCAACACCAACAAGTCGCCTTTTTTAAAACCTCTATCATTTTTCCTAACTTCAAAATTTTTGTTCCCATTTACAACTTCTTTAAAATATTGAGGTAATATTTTTAATTCATGTATCATAAGCTCACACCCTTTAAAAGTTTTAGTCTATTTCCCCTTTTTCAACTTGTTCATCTTCTATTTGCGATATCACTCGTTCGTATGCTATACGACCTTGCCATTCTTTTATTGCAGCATTTTCAATATCTTGTACAAATATAGCTAACTTGCCATTTACATTCGCTATTTTTAACCATATAAGTTCATGTGTGTTATTCTTTTCTACCCATATGGTAATTTCCTTATTTTCTTCCAAACATATATTATTTAGATATATCTCATTATTTATCTTATACATTTGAGTAGTAATCATAATCTCGCTCCTTTTAAAAGTTAATTTTCTCAAAAATTTTTTTATATTTTTTAATAAAATATAGCAATACCAATGACTCTATTTTATTTTTTATGGTCCTACAATTTTTTAAAACTTTTACAGTTTTCTCCATTATTTTTAAACTTTTTTTCATATCCTCTGCTACAATACTCTTCTCTACATATACCTCCTTCATAACTTCCATCTGAGTAAAAATAAACTTCTCCATCTTCCTCATAAGCTCTATATTTGCAATCTTCACATTTATTCATTTTATTACCTCCTATTTTTTAAAAACTCCCTTTTATAAGTCAAAGTAAGTCTATAGACTTCTAGTTTCATTCACAAACTTACCTTGACCAATTATTTTATTTATTTTTTCTTCTTTCATAGAAATCTTTATTAATCCATGAAGTTAAATTTTCAAAATAAAATGCTTCTCCACAAATCGGACATACTGGTAACATTTTTTTACCCCTGTATTTACTTTCAAGCCTCTTAAAAACTATCAAGTGAGGTTTATAACTAGCTATTTCTTTTCTCTGTTTTAATAATGTGTTTACTTGCCCATTTACTCTTTCAAAGTTCATTGCTAGTTCATATAGGGCATCATATGGTTCTACTCTAAATCCACATTCTGAACAATGAACAGATTTATTGACTGTATCTACTATAAATTCTCTATTCTTACACTTACATTTCTTATCATTATTTCTATTAATTCTTAATATATCAATTTCGATAACATTATCTGGTAAATCCATTTCTAAACCACTCCTTTACTAAAGAAACTTATCTGTCTTTCATTTTCTATATCTTCATTACTAAATCGCTTTTCTAGGTCATTCACTGTGACCCCATTAGCTCTAAAAGGTACAGGGCTATCTCTATCAAACTTAAGCATCTTTTGCCACAAAATGGGATAGTATTTTCTTAGTGTTTTTAGGCTCTCTAAGCTTTGTTTAGGGCACAAATAGCAACCAGTTCTCTTGAATCTGTGATGTATCTCATAGTAAAAGTCTTTTTCCTCTAGATACTTCAAACAATCACTTTCAGTCATTTTTTCTTCAAACAATGGTGCTATACAGTTTTTTTCTAGTCTTTTATATCTGCTAGGTTCATCGTACGCAATTCCAATATACCTCTTATGCTCTCCTAGTTTATTAAAATATTTATTAGCAGGAGCAAGCTTTAATCTGCTATTACACCATGCCCCTAGAGTATACGGAAAACCCCATATTTGCCCTTTGCGTTTGCCTTTTTCATTTACAGTATAAAAGTATTCCTCAAAAGTTTTTTCTGCTTTAATTCTTGTTATTTTAAAGTTTATTCTTTTCTCAAAATCATCTATTATATCATAAATTTCTTTAAATTCTAGTCCTGTATCTATGAAAACTATGTCATCTAATTTAAGACCTTTTTCTAATATTAAAAGAAGCATTGCAGCCGAATCTTTTCCTCCACTAAAACTTGCAATATACTTCATAAAATCACTCCTTGCATTTTCTAAATGATTCAACTAACATTTCAGTCTCTCCACAAGTATCTTCTGTAAAATCTATTTGTCTCCCATTAAATTCTCTTATATAATCTGCTATATCATATACTCTTTGACATTTATTCTCTATACAATGGCAAATGTCATTTATACTTATTTCTTCTGGTATTTCAACTATAATTTCATGTTCTAAAGTTACTTTTTCCTCAAACTTAATTTTATATTTTTTCATTTTAAATACTCCTTTATTTCGTTTTTGAGAGTTACAAAACACTTCAACAATAATTTATACTAAAAGACATTTTGCAACTCTCTAAACTGTTTTAATTAGATATTTTCTGTATATAAAAATCCTTTTAATCTTTCTATTTCTTTGCTTATTTCATCATTCCAGATGTTTATAGCTGTATCTCTATTTAAAGAAGCAACATAACTAGCACTTTTTACATCAAGTACATTTTTATTAATAACTCTTAAATATTGACTATTACTCCCCACTTTGAATCTACCTTTTGTTCCTTCTAGTATTTCAACTTCTTCTACTCCTTGTGAACTGCATATATAAAGTTTATCCATTATTCTTCTACCTCCATATAAAGCCATTCTTTGAACCCTTCGGGACTTTCATAACATATATAACCACAAGGTTCTCCCTCATATATACAATACTCACAAATACAATCTGTACTTCCAAAAAAATTAGCCATTCCATCCTCATCCAAACTTTTTATCATTTCAAAATTAGTCATTTTTAGCACCCTCTTCATTTCTCAATAATTCATGAGCTTTTTCTTCATCATAACTGCAAATATTTCTACCATCACAATAATGACAAAGTAATCTAGTATTTTTAGTAATGATAGGAAACATTTTTTTGCAAATCTCCAATCTATCATCCATTCTTATACACCTCTTTTGTTATCACAATTTTCACACTCTTTAAGATTCAATCTATACTCATAAACTCTACCAGCTATAAAACTAATTCCTATCAGTAGCACACTAGCCAAGATGTTCATTTTCCAACATCTCCTTACGTTCTAAGAACTCTTTTTTAATTTCTTCCAAATTCTCGCATTCATTACCAACTACTACATATTTTTTGCTATTCATTATAGTTGCTTTACTTGTAATTTCCTCCCATTTACCTTCAAATTGCTTTAAATAATGCCATTCAACATATAATTCAAGAGCATAATTTTCTTGTCTTACAATTCCATATTCATATTTATTTTTAGTATTATAGGGTTCTTTCAATATATCTCCCTCATAAATTTCTTCATTATTTCCAGACCAACATTTAGAGAATACTCCAACATTAGATACTTTTTGCCATTCGCAATTCTCTTTTAGCATAAATAAACAATCTACTGCATCACTCCACTTTATTGTTTCAGAATAAATCCACTTCTCATTCTCAAAATCATAACCTCTGTACTTAATTAAACTCACTTTTAATCATCTCCTCATATTCTTCTCTAGCCTTATCTATAGCAATAAATATGTCCTCTCCATTGTCATACAACTCTTTTGCTCTTTTAATTGTGTATTCAGTCCTTGAAACTTCCATTATTCCTCCTTAATATATTCAGCTTTCCAGCCACTTCTTGTTTTAGTTTTCTTTTTAATTGTTTGGTAAACTGCCTGACTCTGTAGTCTTAAAAAACACGCTGCACTATCTATAGAATCAAATATTTTTTCTTCACCAGTTTTGGCATTAATCAACTTTACCTTTGAACCTTTCTTTTTCTTTTTTCTATTTTTATCAACATTAAACTCTATTAGCATTTTTTCAGAAGTTGGAAATACAAGCTCTCCATTTTTTCTTACTCCATGAACACAACAATATAGTGCTAAGTAGTTTCTAAGAGTCAAATCATCTTCAAATATGTTATCTGCAACAGAACCATTAAAATATTTTTCAACCTTTAACATTTCAGCTCCCTCCTTATTCAACTGGCATTTCAAACACTTTTTCTTTGTTGCATCTAACCCCGTCTTTATTTATAATGTCAAACTTAGTTCCTGCAATAACAGCATTCTGTATCATGTTTAATACTTCAATAGCTCTTTCTTCTGATTTATACCTACCTATTTCTCTAGCATTTGATTCCTCTTCAAACACTGCACATACTTGTTTATTACTTATTTCAACTCTATTAACTCTCATTAAATCTAATCTATCTTGACTTCTAATTATTATCATCCCTAATCTCCCCCTCATCACATCTTCTTATATCATTTAACTTACTTAAATCTTCATATATATTCCCATCAATCTTAACTATTGCAAGTTCAGATAATCTAAAGCAATCTCCTGACATTTCATTCACTGCAATAAAACAACCATCTTTAAATTTTACCTCCCCTGCAAACTCTGTAAAAAATATACTTCTACATAAAACAATATCGCCTTCATAGATTTCTTTTCCATCACAATCCTTTAAACCTGTGTATATCATAACCTCAAAATTTTCATTGTTTTTTGGCAAATAAACACCACTATAAACCTCTCTAAGCAAATTTTTAGAATAGCACACCATTTCATCATAACTATACATTTCTTTACCATTTTTATTCCATTCTCTAAATTTTAACTCCATCTTTCATCCCTCCAATATTTTTCAACTCCTAGGAAGTAATATTGTATAACTACCCCCTAGACTATTTAACTTAATTAAAAAGGTATATCGTCATCATCTATTGCTTGAAAACCTTGTGGGTCTAATCCTGGTAGTACATATTCTTGTTTAGCATTATTATCATTTTTACTAGAAAGTAGTTCTAAGGCATTTACATTAACCTTAGTAATAGATTTCCAGCAACCATTTTCATCTTTGTAATTATATATATTTAACTCTCCAATAGCATAGACAGGCTTAGCTTTAACAAGATATTGCACTAGATTCTCTACATGTTTTCCTAATTGTTCACATTGAATAAAATCAGTTATTTTATTTCCATTTTTATCTTTAAACCTTCTATCTACTGCCATTGAAAAGGTTATTTTTGGAGTACCCGAATTTGGAAGGTACTTCAATTCTGCATCTGCAACTAATCTTCCAACTAAAGTTATTGTATTCATTTAACTAGCCCCCTTCTATTTTTCTTCCTGCTCTTCTGTATACTCAACAAAGTAAGTATAAGTTGTCTTGCTATTTTGCTTCTCTCTAGCAATCTTTACTGTATATCCAGCTTTCCCAAGTAATCTTAATAATTCCAATCTATCTTGTTCGTTTAAAGAACCACTTCTTTGTGCATATATTCTCGCCATTTTATACCTCCCCTTTCTAGGAAGTAATATATTGATATTTACTTCCTAGAAGTATAATTTTATTTAAATTTAACCTTTTGACTTTTCTTAATTATGTCATCTAGTTCGTCAGGTGAATATTGAGTAAAGGTTTCATTGAAGTTATGAAACTTATTTTTACTCACATTAGGAGTATTCACATTTTTATGATTAGACTGCTTCTTCTCCTGTTTATTCTTTTTCTTCCTCTCAAACTCATTTTGATACTCTGTAAGTTCTAAATTAGTTTTTACACCTGCTTCTATCCAATTGTTTAATATTGTCTTTACATACTTATAATTCTTAACTCCATTTGATATTGCTTCATCAATAGCTCTTATAATTACATCAGCTTCCATTCCATCATCTAAGTAACTCATTAACTCTATAAAGTTATTAGGAGTAATCACACCTATATATTTTTCAAAGTATTTTTTTATATAGGTGGTTTTATCTTGTTGAGGTTGTTCATTAATAACAATAGTAGTAATATCATTATTTACTTTAAAGTCATTACTTACTACTTCCGTGTTTTCCGGTTTCCGAGAAACCCGGTTTCCGGGAAATCCGGTTTCCGGGAAATCAGTTTTTCGGGATTTTAGCTTCTGAGGATTTTCAAGTGGTATCTCATATACTTGATAATCATATCCTCCAAGCATCTTATTAGTATTAGAATCTCGACAAGGTGTTCTTGTTATATATCCATTTTCTATGAGCTCCCTTAAAATATTTGCTGTAGCATCCCTCCCATTTTTACTTCTTTTATATAAATCATTAACATAGATTTTCCAATGGTCGGGCTTACTAATCAGATATGAATGTAAACCTTTTGCTTGCCAGCTTAATTTTACATCTTCCAAACAAGTTTTATTTAAAACCACATATGGATTATCTTTGTCTTTGCTTACTCTTATAATCCCCACAATATCACCTGCCCTTATTGCTTATTTTCATAAGCATTACAAATAGTGTCATACTCTTGTTTTGTTAAATCTTTTATCTCTTTTCCAAATCTTTTAAATACTTTTTCTTTCAAACTTTCTTTATCAACATTTGCATTACTTGCTATTGCATATAACCTACTTAATTGTTTATCTGTTAAAATTCTATTGTTAGAATTACTTTTAGCTTCATTTTTGCCACTGGTTGCGTCAAAAGTGTCACTTTCAGTTATATTAAGTAACTGAATATATAAATATCTAGTTTGATAGGTTTCTATACCTCCTAGTGCTTGTAATTCATTAGAACCTTTAAGTTGCAAGTCTCTCATTGGAGAAGTGAATACAATCTGCTCTGATGGGTTTTCTCCATTAATTAATGTTAGAGTTGCATATTCATTTGTAAAGGTCACTATAGGGCATAGCTTAGCTTCTTCAAGTAATCCAGTTGCTTGTGGTAGAAAGTCTGCTAACTCAAAATACTTGAAGTTAGCGAACTTATTTTCTCCACTTTTCTTTAAATTCAACTTACTAAATTTAACTCTTACATTCATCAATTTAATGTAAATATTATTAATTTCCATGGTCCTCACCTACTCTTTTTTAGCTTTTGGAATTGTTAGTGTAGTTCCATATTCAATCCTGCAACCTTCGACCTCATGACCTTTTTTAATAAAGTCTTTTATACTATTTTTATCTACTTTTACAACTTGCTCTACTGTTTTATATATAGCAGGTATCTTTTCTTCATCTTCTATGACTAAGCTACCTGCTGACTTTCTTATACTTATATTTCCTAAAAATGTTTCTACTTTTTTAGTACCAAGTAGTTCCATACATTCCTTTATATTGCTTTTTAATCTGTCAAGAGCATTCTTCTTAATCTTCTTTAACTCTTGCATTCTCTTAATCTCTGAATCTATAGAGTTTATATCACTGTCAATGTTTAATATTACTGAAACTATCCTAGTGTTTTTATTTTGTATCTCTTGTTTTATTATTTCTTTTATTTCCTCTAGTTTTTCAGTTTCATTTCCTGTTGTTTCTGTTAAACCTTCTTCTATTTCTAATAAATCTGTAGTTAATTCATATAAAGTACTCATAATTTCCCTCCGTTTGTGCTATAATTAGCTTAATTAAATTTTGATATATTTATTTGAATTGAGCCACGGCAATGGCTCTTTTCTTATATCTGAACATCTATAGGTCTATCTCTTTCAAGTTCTTCTAAAATTAATTGAAATATCTTGCAATCCTCATTTTCTTCATATTCTTTTATTTCAATTTGTGTATCTATAATTTCTAGTAATGACTCAGCAAATATTTTTAATCTTTCGTTTACACTTTTTTCTCTTAAAGCATTACTCAATTCAATTTCTTCTGATATATTTCTTTCTTCTTTTTTTCTAAGTTTTGTATAAAGTTGCTCGTTTTTATTTATTTCTAAATTAGCTCTATTTAGTTGTTGTTCTACTGCATTTCTCACTATAATTAAACTTTTCATGATTAATCCCCCTTAATTTAGCATTTCAATACAATAATCATAGCTTATTGCATCATCTATAGTTATAGACGATTGTACTAAATCATCTAATTCTTTATCAAAATAAACTACTGTTAATTCAAATTCTTGTGATTGAGTTATTATACAATCGCTTTCAAAACCAAATCTTGCACATGTTACTCTGATTGCTTTACCTGCTTTAAGAATTTTTGTAGGAAATTTTACTTTAAGTATTTTCATATCACTATCCCCTTATTGTATTTTTTAAGACCTTCAAAACTTGCTTTCTTATTGTATTGCTTACAGAATTGTACATAAGCTATCAGTACTCTTACATTCAACTAAATCACCCCCTTTCTTTTTTTCATTACATCTTTATCTTTCATTGCATTTTTCATAATAAATTCTTCAAATGATATTCTATCAATCATGTACTTTCTTCCTATTTTTAAAGCAATAAAATCTTTTGTTATCATGGCTTCTCTTGCCATGTTTCTAGCTGTTACATCAGATATTTTCAAGTACTCACAAAATTCTTCTATAGTCATTAACTCCATTCTTTTAATTCCTTCTCTATCTAAAAACATCTTGATGATGTCTGTTGTATCATCTCTTCGCATTAACTCTTGTACTAAGTCTTTTGTGTCTATGAATTGTAATGCTACACTCATTTTCAAACCTCCTTCTCATATTAATTGAATATCCTGTATTTAGTTTTCAAGGTACTGTCATGATTTAACCTAATTTTTGCTTAAATCACTTGATATTCCATATTTTAAAGCCATATCTTTTACAATAGCCACATACCCCTCTATTAGCTTCTTATCATCTTGTATTACATCTAAATTGTTAACTTTCTCTCTTTTAGATTCAGATACACCTTCTTCTGCCATTTTTCTTCTTTTATTGATTAATCTTCTATGTAGGTCAACTCCAAATCTCTTATTTAATAATTCATAACTTTCTGTTCTAAGCATATTTATATGTTCAAAACCACCTTGTTTTTTTGCTATTCTTGCAATTAGTTGATGTGTATTTGTTCTCCAACTATTTGAGTCTAATGAAACTACATCTTTTATTGTTTCAACCTCTGTCTTTGCTTCTAAAGCAATGCTATTTGCTTGATTAACTTGAAGTCTTAAATCTTTCATTTCTTTTAAACTTTCTATTAATACATCTTCTATACAAGTTGGCTTATGTTGCTTAACTTTGAAATATGTTTCTTCTAAGTTATCAAACTGCTCCCAAGCTTTGTCAGTATCCAATATTTTGCAGTGTCTATTTGCTCCTCTTTCAGTCCAAAGATACATTTTTGAAGTAAATTTTAGGTTTTCATATTCTGTATGAATACCTTTAAAATTTTTTAAATCATCACCTTGCAATAAAAAATAATGTTTACCTTCAATAAATCTATCTTTGTTATTGTTAAAATTGTTGCTTATATTTCTTGCATCTGTTTCATATACATCTGCTAGTTGCTGTGTAGTTAAAACTCTTTCGTTATTTCTTTCTATTACTTGTAAGTTATTCATATTTTTCAGCTCCTTTTTCTTTAAATGTACTTTTAGTACAGTTGTTTTTCAAAAAAATATACTCTATTGAAGTATTGAAATAAGCTGCTATTTTTACAGCTGTATTTAGAGACGGTACTCTTTCGCCATTCTCTAAGAAAGCTATATACCTACTTGTAAGACCTAATTCAGCTCCTAACTGATTTCTACTTAGTCCTTTTTGTATTCTAAAATCTTTTAGTTTATTCATTTTTTCACCTTCTTTTACTTTATCTTATGTACTAATAGTACAGTACTATTAGTACATTGTCAATAGCTTTTTTAAAAAAAATGAGCTATAATTGATAATTAAGAACTAATAGTTCAATATAAATTAAAAAGGTGGCTAAATAACATGATTGGATATAGAATAAAGGAATTAAGAAAAGAAAAAGATATTACTCAAAAAGAACTTGCAACTTTTTTAGGTCTTACTCCTAAAATGATTTCTTTTTATGAGAAGGAAGAAAGATTTCCTCCACATGACATAATTTTAAAATTATCAGATTTTTTTAATGTATCTACAGATTATTTGCTTGGAAAGGTCAATGTAAAAAATATAGACAATCTTAGTGAGTTAGAGCTAATTGAAAATCTAAATTTCTCTGATGATATAAAAGAAGCTTTAAAACTAATTAGCGAATTAAGTCCTTCTAGTCAAGAAAAAATGTTCAAAATAGCAAAAGTATTTCTTGAAGAAGAACTTAATGAGAAAAAATAAGAAAGAGAAGAAAACTATTCTCTTTCTTTTTTATTTTCTTGTTTATAATATTCTTTTAATAATTCTATGTACTTTTCTAACTTCTCACTATTATTTTCTCTTAATTTGTTCAATGTATCCCCTGTGTCAATTAGTAGTTTTTTTGATTTTTCCACACGCCTTCCCCCTACTATCAGAACTTACGTTCTTATTTTTAGTCAAAATTCCCTAATGAATTTTAATAAAATATAACTATGTATTTTCATTTCTAAAAATATTTTTAGATTATTCAAAATTTTCTTGGATAATTATCTTACTTACATAATAATACTTTTGTTAAATATATGCAATAAAAAAAGGGGAATTGTAACAAAAAAATCGAATTTTGTAGAGTCTTGGTTATTTTTTCCATTCCTGTGTATTATTAATCGTCTTTTTAATTATAATTTTTTGTATTTTCTTGTTTATATAATATT